ACAAATTAGCGTGGGAGAAATATTATGAATACACGAAATGAATCACGTAGTACTGAAATAAGGGAAAAGAATACAAGAGAAGAAGAATGGACTTTTGAAGAGCCAGACGCTCTGAATATACCAGAACTTGTGAAAGCAAGATTTGATAATGAAGGAATGTCTCTTCGTTGGCTACGAATATTACTCAAAGGTCAGGATGACATCACAAATGTTGGTAAGAAACAACAGGAAGGATGGGTCTTCGTTACTCCTGATGAGGTTCCTGAAATGGCAGTCACTTCCTTCGTGAGGGAAGAAGGTCGTTATCTTGGTGCAGTCTGTCGTGGAGATTTAGCTTTGGCAAAGATGCCAACAGGCAAGGTAAAGGCTAGGAAAAGGTTTTATGAGAAAAAGGCCAATGATATGATGGATGCAGTTAATGCACAGTTGATGAAAAGCTCTGACTCTCGTATGCCTATAACGAACTCAAGTAAATCCGTAACAACAAGAGGAAGACAACCTTCTTTTCAGGATTAGTCTTTTCTCAAAATAAGGAGATGAAACATGTCTAGTACTAAAGCATTTCGTGGTTTCATTCCTGCTCGTAAAAAAGGTGGTGGCTACAATAACGAAGCCGTAACTGATATGATTACACTGTCCTCTGGTGGACTGTGCTCAAATAATATCTTTACTGGTGATCCTGTAGTCTTACCGGGTGCAAACTTTGCAACCATTTCACCTTTTATTGCTGCAACTCTTAAACCTTCAGGGGTTTTTATGGGTTGTCAGTATGTAGAAAACGGTGAGCAGAAGTTCTCTCGGTATTGGCCGGGCGGAACAAGTGCCACGGATATAAAATTCCATGTAGTAACTGATCCAGATCAGTCCTACTACATTCAAGCTTCTTTGTCATTGTCAGCTAATGAACTGATCGTAGCAAAGAATTATAATGTAACCGTAAGTTCAACCGCAAGTTCTGGAAGCACAGTCACTGGACAATCCAGTTACTACCTAGATGGTGCTTCTGGTGCTGAATCCGAAAAAACAGTAAGAGTTGTCGGTAAAGCCAAGTATCCTGATGAAAAGGATTCCGATGCTTATCCGATAGTAGAGGTCTGGTTAAATATGCACCGTGACCGTTACGTAACTGCTACAGCTTCTTCGGCCTAGTAAGGAGAATTAATCATGGCTATTAATAGAGCTAGTATTAGCAAAGAACTCCTTCCGGGTCTTAATGCTGTATTCGGAATGGAGTATGGAGAGGTAAATAATGAACATGAATCTCTCTATGAAATCGAGAAGTCTGATCGTGCCTTTGAAGAAGAAGTCCTCTTCACGGGTTTCGGTACTGCCCCCACAAAGGGTGAAGGTGCTTCCGTTTCTTACGATGATGCACAGGAAAGCTATACTGCCCGTTATACGGCAGAGACAGTAGCTCTTGCCTTTGCGATCACCGAAGAAGCAATGGAAGACAACCTGTATGATACTTTTGCTAAGTTACGTGCCAAAGGTCTGGCCCGTGCAATGGCAAATACCAAACAGGTTAAAGCTGCAAATATTTTCAACAATGGTTTCTCTGATACTATTGGTGATAGTGCTGCTTTCTTCTCAGCTTCTCATCCCACAATTTCTGATGGAAGTCAGTCGAATTTATTGACGGCTGCTGATCTTTCAGAATCAACCCTAGAAACTGCCCTGACAACTGTTCAGAAAATCAAGGATGACCGAGGTATTCTGATTGGTGCTAGTGCAGTATGTTTGCATATTCCTGTAGACTCTTGGGCTATTGCTGATAAAATTCTCAGCAGCCCTGGTAATACAGGAGCCAGTGCAGCCCAAGCCAATCCCAATACGAATGCTATCAATGCTATTCGTCATATGGGTATGGTGCCAGATGGCTACTACATCAATCGTCGGTTTACCGATACTGATGCTTGGTTTGTCAAAACGGATGTGCCGAATGGAACTAAAATGTTCATTCGTTCACCTCTTCAGACCAAGATGGAGCCAGACTTCGATACTGGTAATCTTCGATTTAAAGCACGAGAACGATATAGTTTTGGTGTCTCTGATTGGAGAGGTTTCTTCGGGAATACTGGTAACTAAGTGTAAATGGGAAGGGGGTAGTGTTATGCTACCCTCTTCTAACTAAAAGGATAAAACATGGCAGCAAATATTAAAACTGCAATAGCAGTAGGTGATGATGTTCTTACATATGTAGAGAGTGGTACAACTGTAGGTAGTAATGGAACAGGATCTTCTCCTGTACCAAGTACAACCCGTATTATTGGTTTACATGCTGTGGCAACGACAGGGGGTTCTTATTCAATTAAAGGCCAACGACAGATTACAGATAAAACAGCAGAAGGAACAGCAATTAAATTTCAGGTAGTGGCAAGTGAAGCATCAGATATTTATATGGGTGATATGGGTGTTGCTGTATATGGTGTTGTTTCTGTTTCTGGTCCTACTGATGGGTGTGTCTTAACTGTATTTGTAGGCTGATATGGGTACGTATTCAGACCTGAAGACAGCTATTATCAATACAACTGAGAATGATGGAACTGAATTTTCCAGTGTAATTCCTGATTTTATCAGCAGGACAGAGTTACGTCTGACAAAAGATATTGATGATTGTGGTCTTGATATTTATACAACTATTACATTGGCAGCAAGTAATCCAGTTGTCAGTCTGAATGATCGTGTTCGTATTGTCCGTAATGTAAACTTTACTACCAGTGCATCCAGTATAAAAACAAATCTTCTGCAAAGGACATATGAATATGCTATTGATTACTGGCCGTATGTTAGTGCTTCTACTGGTACACCACGTTACTATGCTAGAAAAAATAATACTTCTATTTATATTGTTCCTACTCCTGCTTCTACACTGACAGGAGAAATACAAACAGTTTCACAACCTTTACCTCTAGCTTCTGCAACAGGCACAAGTGTAACAACAACAAACTATTTTAGTGAGTATTGTTATGATGCCCTGTTCTATGGTTGTATGATGGAAGCTACAATGTACATGAAAGATTGGAAGACACTTCCTTCATGGCAACAGCAATATGAAGCAGCAATTATAACACTCAGGAATCAGGCTAGAAGGACAAGACAGGATGATATGGCAGTAGCAGCTTCTCCTGCTGGTGCTCCTGATCCTATACAATAAGGGGAGAATTTAATTATGGTTAGAAAAAGACAATTAGGAGGAGTAGTAGCAAAGCTAATAGGTAAAGGAACTTCTAAACTTAGACAAAAAAAATATAAATCTCGATATCCAACAGCTTCCAAACCAAAAGTTAAAGTAATACGAAAAAAAGCAACATCTCCTACTAAAGAAGCTAAAAGAAAAGCTGGTACAGCCAAAAGAGGAGTTCAACCTAAGAAAGTAAAGGCTTTGGAAAAAAGACTTTTACCAAAGGTTGTAGATAATTGGGGTAGAAGTAATGTACGTGCTAGACTTAAAGGTAAGTCTGCTGGTGATATTGCTGATAAGTATACAGGAGCAGAAATTTCAGCAATGAAACGTAAACTGAATCAAGCTACGACTCCCAATGCTTCTCTTATAAATAGATTAGATCGTGCCAGAAAAATGAGGCAAGATACATTATATGCAATAGACCCCGGCTGGGAAGAGAGTGCTTTAAGAGGTGGTCCCGGTAAGTTAGCTAGAGCAAAGAAAGAATTTAAATTTAAACAACATGGTGGTCCTATAACTAAAGCATTTATTGGTGGTCTAGTTGGAAAAGGAGCATCTAAAATTATTTCCAGAGGACATGATGCTGCTAAAAAAGCTGCTGCTAAAAAAGAAGTAAAAGTAAAAATGATTCCAGAAGGTAAAAGAACTCATTCAGAAGCTCAAATGAAAAAACTTGTTCAGAAAAAAGGTAAATTAATTCCTAAAAGTGATCGTTTAGCCAGTGAGAGAAAAGCAAATGTACCTTCTCATTTACGAGCCAAAAGAGGAACAAAATCAATACCTCCTCGAAAAAGAAGGGGTGGTGGTAAAATTCAATATCGTAGTATAGGTGGTAAAGTT